GGCCACCTATATGCCACCGGTGGAGTTTGAGGAAAACCAAGAGGCGGAAGCCCAAATGTGGCAAGTCATTAAAGACGGCACAGCGTTACGTAAAGTTGAGGTTGAGCCGGAAGATGACGAAGAAGACGAAGCGGAGCGTTTGTTGATGAAAGGCATCGCCATGTTGAAAAAAGAAAAAGGGCTTTAAAGCCAGTTTAACCCCCCTTTAAGGAGCAAAAAATGACATTAAGAGAGCAAATCAGCTTATTAATCAAACAAGGCAAGCTCACGCAAGCCAAGCTGGCACGCGAGACAGGCGTAAACAGCGGCGCATTGAGTGCGTGGATGAACGATAAATACAAAGGCAACGTGGAAACCTTAGAAATGCCAATTAAAAACTGGCTGGCACTAAGTGACCGCAAAGCTGAGGTATTTGTTGAAGCGCCGAATTTTATCGACATCCCGACCGCACATAAAGTGTTTAGTAGTCTTGATATGGCGCGCATTTTGCCAACGATGGTGACCATTTACGGCGCCAGCGGCGTAGGCAAAACCAAAGCCTGTCAAGCCTATCAACAACACAATACCAACGTGTGGATGATTACCGCAAGCCCGGCGCGCGCGACATTGAGCAGTATTTTGTACGAGTTGGCGTTAGAGCTTGGCATTAATGATGCACCACGCCGCAAAGACCGATTAAGCCGCTTAATTGTTAAAAAACTCAAAGGCACGCAGGGTTTGGTCATTATCGATGAAAGCGACCACTTGCCTTATGACGCACTTGAAGAAATCCGCATTATCCAGGAAGAAGTTGAAGTCGGATTTGCCCTAATTGGCAATGACAAGGTTTACAACCGCATCCAAGGCGGTGTGAACCAAGCACACGAATATGCGCGCCTATGGAGCCGTATTGGTAAACACACCCCAATTAAAGCAAGCACAAAGGGCGATATTAAAGCGATTGCGGGGGCTTGGGGGTTGGATGTGTCTGATAAAGATTTGATGACCGTACTTAATAGCATCGGCACCAAGGCGGGTGGTTTGCGCGCATTAACACAATATTTACGCCTCGCCGCTATTACCGCAAAAGCACAGGGCACGGCGATTACGCTAGAGCTGATTTTGTCCGCACAAAAACAAATGACCGAGGGCAACTGATGACAACCTTAAAAACGGCTTTGATGTTGACCGCACTTTTAAGCGGTATCGCCCAAGCGCAAACCCCGATATGTGCCGACAACGATGAGACCTGTTGGCAACAAACGGCAAGCGCACAATGGCGCGAAGAATTTGGCGATGTCCCGCCAAACATGACACCGGAACAAGAACAAGCCGCATGGCAATGGCTTAAAAAACACTACCCAAACACTGATTTTGACAACCCATAGAGAGGAAAAAACATGGAAAACCAAGAAAGACAGATCCCGGCAGGTTATCGCGAAGATGCACGCGGTGCGCTTATCCCGGAGGCCTCTATTAAACCGATTGATAAAGAGCGAGACGAGTTGGTGCGAGCCATTGTGCGCAAAGCCGAAACGGTACATGGCGTGCTAAAAGACTTTAAAGCAGAAGCATTTGGAGATATTGCCGCTTTTGTTGAACTTTCCGCTGAGCAATATGGGGCAAATGTAGGCGGTAAAAAAGGCAACGTCACGCTTTATAGTTTTGATGGGCAATACAAGGTGCAACGTGCGGTAAGCGAAACATTGCAATTCGATGAACGTATTCAAGGCGCAAAAAGCTTAATCGAAGAATGCTTGCAAGATTGGACAGCCGGCAGTCGAGATGAGTTAAAAACCATTATTGACCGCGCCTTTGATGTTGACAAAGAAGGCAATCTCAACACTAACAAGATTTTAGCCTTGCGCCGTGTTGATATTAAAGACGACCGTTGGCGTCGAGCGATGGATGCCATTTCGGATAGCGTGCAGGTGATTGGCTCAAAAAGCTATATCCGTATTTATAAACGCATCGGCAACACCGACAAATACGCGCCAATCAGCTTAGATTTGGCGAGCATTTAGGACAAATTTAAACAGGATTGAACATGGAAACAAATTATAAAACACTCTCCAGTTTGGCCGTAGAAGTGGAACGTGCAGGCGATTTGAGTTATGCCGCAGCGGTTTGGGAAAAAGCTGCATTAGTGGCAAGAAATCCCAAAAACCAAAACTGGGCGGAATGCCGCAAAGCGTTTTGTCAGCATTGGTGGGCGCGGATCAAGAAAGGCAAAAAGGAGACCGCAGTTAACGAGTAAAGCCCATTTACAGCGCATTTAAGCACGGTTTAAGTGCGCTGAATAATGAGTTTTAGCACAACAAAGGAGCAAAAAATGGCTAAATATCTCGTCAGACTCTACTGCACGGTAGAGGTGCCTGTAGAGGCAGAAAATATGCAACAAGCGATGGACGCTTGCGACCTGAATAATAATGACTTAAACCAAATGCCACATGTCATCACAGAAGTGTATGACGTGGTTGAGGTTGAGCCGGTGCCGTCCAAGGGGGATGAATACCATGATTGAAAGAGAGAGAAAGTCACATGTGACCGTCCAACTGGCGCAGATTATTGAGCAGTTGGAAATGGCCAAGGAAATGTGGCAGGAAGATGACGATAAAGCGTGCTTGAAGCTGTTACAGGCGGCAAGTCGGGAAATTAGATGTGTGGCGTGGAATATTACGCCGGTGTTGGGGTGAGTATGGAAGAGCTAACAGTAGAAGACCTAAAAGTTGGGCATGTTTATTCGGCAAAACGCCCTCAAACATACGGATTTTCAGGTTTATTGGGAGATAGACAAATCATTTGGATTGGGGTGATTTATGACAACAAAGAAGGGTTCGTTCCGGGGCTGCAATATGACAGCCCGTCGGTAAAAGATGGACGACATTATCCGAAAATTAGCGTAACTAAATTTTTAAAATGGGCAAAGGCTGACATCACAGAAATAATGCCTAAGGGCGAATGGAGAAAGGAGTAAATATGAAACCTGAATTTAGATATTTTAAATGTGCATTAAATGTTGAGCCAGTTAAATCACTCGAACAGCAATGGCGAAAAGACCGAGAACAACGAGATAAAGAATTAGAAACTATTTTTGACACTATCCCGTTTTATGAGTTTTGGCGCGGCAGTGAAAATGGCATCTCCGGCATTGTGTGTCATATAGATAACCCGGAATTTGAAAAAATTAAAGAGGATAAAACCTATAAATTTGAAATGCTTGCCGGTGAGAAAGTAAATATTACCGGCAACAATCGCACCAAAGCCGGCAAGGCGTTTAACGCCAAAATCCAAGCCATTAGACAAATACTCATGAAATACCCAAGTTTTAATGATTTTATGATACGCGAGTTAGCGCTTAATTGTTGGGTGCTTGCGAGTAACATGGCATATATCGCAGTGTGTGGTGTGGCAAGCGATCACTTTATTGCGGAGATACCAGTTAAATCAGATGGCTTTGGTGGGGATGACTTCCCGGAAATCCCGGAGTGCTTAACAGAAATCAAGCAAAGTGAATTTTTAGCATTACAGGGGAAATAGAAAATGAGCAACGAATTAACCTCAAAAGTCCGCATGACAATCGAAGTTGAAATGGATGACTACCAACGCGACCAACTCGAAATATCAAAAAGCACACAAGTTTTAGGTGGCAATATTGTGCGGCTAGATTGGGAAGGTGGGGTGTTTGACGAAGTTGATGGCTATCGCAAATTGTTTGAATCAGTTGATGCGGATCTGATGGGTATTGCATTTGACAATATGGAGGATGAGGCCTTTATAGGCGAATTACAACTAGCAATTAAGCGAGTTATTACGCCAATTATTAAAGCAAAACGCAAAGCAATTTGGGAGGGTGAAAATGAGTGAAAACAATGGATGGATTAAGTGTTCGGAGCGGTTGCCGGACGATTGGAGTGAAGTTTTATTTGCAATGAAGGTACCGGAATCCGAATCCGGGTGGCTAATTAGAACGGGTAGCTACTTTGAAGATGGTATGGGATTTTGTAGTTTTGACGGTGTAGAGTTTGAAAGTGTAACACATTGGCAACCATTACCAAAACCACCTATCGACTAAAACCCAGTTACAGCCCATCCCCTAACCCCTCTTTACGAAAGAGGGGAACTTTCTTT